CGCTAAGGAATCACAGAACGGTTGACCATGTCCCATTCTGTTCTGCGTAAGTCGTTCGACAAGCGTTGCAGTAGCCGTCGAGCGCACGTCACGCGCTCCGTAGATAATCCCGCCAGCGGTTCTACGGTTAAGCGGTGTTCCGTTTGTGCTCAGCACTCACGTGACACCAAGGAAACGATCCACAATGGATTGCAGTTGATTCGGGTTAGGTACGGCTTGCCGTACTCTGAACTACCGGACTGTAATCCTGGTGAACTTTCTCGTTTCCTTTCTTTTCTTCTTCTACAGGGGCAGGCGCGTACCTCTGTAGCCTTTCCTCGGCGCCAGCGCCGGGGTAAGGATGATCTTTGTAGCCTGCAAAGATTGTGTCGAAAAGACAGATGGGCTTTGGCCCATTCTTGTGCTTCGATAAAGCGCAACCTTCCAAAGGGATGCGTTCGACACACGCCGTCAGGGCGTTCTGAATGGGAACAGAACGTCCTTTCTCCTCCCCCCCCCACATCTCCTGAATACCTTCAACACGTGCGAAACGTGGTATCTCAGGTCTTTTCTCCTTGCTGGGATAAGGAGTATTTTCTGCATGTTGGAAAATACCTTCCTAATCCCTCCTCAAGAAAACCTAGGTTTTCTCGAGCCGACCTCGTTTGGTCCGGAAGGAGATCAGAGTTCTTTACCAAGACTACCTCAGAACAGGATTTGGCTCCTGTGATTGAGGCTCGGTACAAAGAAGTTTACTCTACGGGCAAAATGCGTCCTCTTCTTATCTTTGATGAGAATACGGATCTTTTGGCACCTTTACATACGTGCATGTACTCCTACTTGCGACGTAAAGAGTGGCTTCTTTGCGGTCCTCCGACCGAAGAACGGATGTCATCTGTCTGTGCCAACGAATACCAAACCTCCGTAGATTTGGTATCGGCCACGGATGGTCTTTGCCACGATGTGGCTGAGGTCATCCTGGACACTTTGTTCTTTACTTCTGTAAAGATCCCTCGCAGCATTCGCTCGTTGGCGAAGGCTTCTTTGAGTCCCACGTTCCGGGATTCGCGAGGAGTGTTGAGACGTGTCCGGCACGGACAGATGATGGGGTCCTACCTCTCCTTTCCTTTACTTTGTCTTCAGTCTTATTGCGCTGCCACCTGGGCCGCACGATTTGACCAAGATGCTCGTTACCTTGTTAACGGAGATGATACGGTGATCTCCGCTTCAAGGCCCATTCATTTGCAGGATTACCCTCCGGGGTTTAAGCTGAATGAAGGGAAGACGATACGGGCTAAGAACGTTGTGGAGATCAACTCGACCGCGTTTCTTATGAGTAAAGGAAAATGGCGTGAAGTACGCCATCTTCGGAGAGGAGGAGCTCTTACCGATTTTCCCGGAATGATGCACATGGCCAAGGCCGTTTGCATTGATCCGGGCTTTGTGGACGCCTTTCAAAGGTGTCGTATCGGTAGGAGATGGGGATTTCTCCCATCCCAACTTGGTCATTTGACCTACCCCGCTTACAGAAGAGAGCGGAGCCTCAGGGTGCGTCGTAATTATACGCCCTTGCCTGAACCTGTCGTTGACAGTTCGTTTCCTGAGGAGTTGGTTCGAATTACTGGAAGGAATTCGACACCCGTGGAAGCTGAATCTTTACGAGTAGCTTTTTGGAGACACGGGAGGATGGGAGGAATGAAGAGAGACGTATACTCTCCGTCCTGCGGGAGTATACGTCGGACTTTCTCATACAGGGATAAACCCTGTACCAGTTATACCAGTTTCGTCACTGGTAAGGCTGCCAAGTTGAGCTTACTTGGGAGAAAAAAGCCCGAATGGTTTTTGGTTCCGGCCAATTACCGTTCGGAGGAAGAAGAGAGAGGACTGGCCAGTCTTGAACAGTTTCGTAGAGACTGGGATGGAGGCTTTATAGGGTTACCCTATGAAGCGCTGGTTGGCCAGTGATGAGTTCCGTGGAACCCATATCGTTTCTGGGGGGTTGTGGCTTTTGGCCGGTCGTTTAAACGTACAGTTCAACCAGTCCCCTTCGGGCGGTACTGGCTGAGTGTACTTGTAGTCTCATTTAACCTACAACGTTTTGCGTAAATCTCCGCTCCGAAAACGGGATTATCCTGTGTGCCTTCGGGTACCGCTGTTTGATACGGCGGGTCAGGGCCCTACCTCGAGAGGGTTGGGGCGACTTTACCAGGGAACGGTTGAGACGGTTGATGGCTTAGTGCCGGTTTTTCCGGGGCGGGCTGTGCGTGGCGATTTGTCGGGAGTTGTCGCGGGAGTGCTACCAGAGCACTAGGGCGACCCCATTGGGACTGTTTTGCTCGGGAACAGTTTAGCCAAAACCTTCGGGTGCTCAGGCTACGACGACATTAGTCGCCAAGGAGC